TCGGCAAAACAGCAGTCTTGGGACTGGGGTACGGCATGGGACACGAACGTTTCAAAGATACTTTACGTTCAGGTTCGCCTTCAGTTGATATTGGTGACCAAACAGCAAAAAATATTGTTAATCAATATCGTGCTATGTACCCAAGAATACCTATACTGTGGTCTAAAATGAAAGACGCTTTATTTCTTATGTTGCATAACAACACTGTTAACTATGGTCCAGTTGTTATTAAAAGACGAGAAATAGAGTTGCCAAGTGGGTTGTCACTTAAATACCCAAATCTTGCATACGACTCTGGAGAGTTTACTTATATTAAACATTTTCCTAAAAGAACTCGTACGCATGGACCAATGATTACAGAAAACGTTGTGCAAGCATTAGCTAGAATCGTTATGACTGACCAAATGTTAGACATACAAACTTTACCTGAAGTTGACATTGTCTTACAGGTTCATGATGAAATTATTGGTATTGGGTCAAATCTAGACGCAGATGTTACAATGGAGAAGATTATTAAAATTATGACTACTCCACCTGACTGGTGTAAAGATTTACCACTAGACGCAGAAGGACATATTAGTACTGTATATGACAAGTAAAAATCTAATACTGACTAGAAAAAAAGGTCAAAAGATTGTCGTGCATGATTCCGCATCTGAGCTGGAGTTATGCACGATAACAGTTACTAATATTTCACAAAACCAATGCAAGTTAGGGTTTCAGGCTGACCCTACTATACGCATCGACAGAGAAGAAATATACTTAAATAAGGAGAATAAAAATGCAAACTATATTTTTAAAAGCAAAAAAACCCCTAGTAAAGGAAATAACTAAAGAAGGTTCAAAACCTTATCCTTTAGTTAAAAACTTTACATCAGAATCTCACGATATATCTTTAGACAAAAAAGGTCTTAATAAATTATTTCGTGTAATTACGGCAGCGGCCCAGCAAGGTGCGTGTCTACACAAGGGCCCACTTAAACGTGCCCTTAAAGATGAGCCTCGGGCTTTTATGTCCGACCGTTCTGCTCCAACAGAGTTACTAGTCCTAGACGTAGACGGACTTCGTGCAACTCCAGGAGATGACCTTCAGGCTATGGCCGACAAAATTGTATTACAACTGCCTAGTATATTTCACAATGTGTCATATATAGCACAAGCTAGTGCATCTTTAGGCATAAAAAAAGACCAGGTATCTTTACATCTGTTCTTTCTTTTAGATATGCCAGTGCACCCAAAAACTTTAAAAGATTATATTCGTGTTATAAATTATGAATGTAACTTTTTAGCCGAACAAATTACTTTGTCAGCTAATGGACAAAGTCTTTCGTACATACTTGACCCGTCGGTTGCAGATAACAGCAAGTTGATATATCTTGCACCACCAAAATTTATTGGTGTGCAAGACCCTTATCCTGACGGAAGGTTTGTTAAAGTTGACCGTGGTTCGCCAACCCTGGAAATCTCCTCATCTTTAATTAGTGTTAATCCTGAGAAGGTGCACACGCTTGGTTTGCAGATTAAAGATAACCTTAGGAAAAAAAATAGTCTACCTAAGAAAACAGGCAAGGTAACCACGGTCAACGTCTCTGGTGAAACACACGAAGTTTTACAAAACCCAGATAAAATGACTATTCAAATTAGTCGTGTATCTGAGCCTTACGTAAACTGTAATGTGAACGGAGGCGACAGTGGGGGATACTTTTTCGTATTAACTAACCCACATTATATGTATAACTTTAAAGGAGAACCCATTTGGGAAATAGAAAAAGCAGACCCAGACTTTTATAAAAGCATTTTCGAAATCTTTGCAGATAAAGTAGATGAAAAGTCAAAACTTAAACCAATAGCGTTACGTGACTTTTACACGGACACTTACTATAACGGAGTATATGATGAAACTAAAAAACAATTCAGTGATGAGTACCCTCTCACGCCTACTACAAAAAACTCTATCAACGATTTCCTACGCTCTCATAGCAGGCCTAATCTTGATTATATTCCTGATGCCCGGGTCACTTTTGACCCTAGCAGCGGTGTCGGCATACAGCTCGAAGAAGCTCCATACTACGTAAACTTATACCGTCGTACTCCTTACATGTTGCGTGCAGAAGAGAATGTAAAAGAACTTTCCTATGGTGAAGCTATTCAAATAGAAAAAGTTGCACCAAACTTTTACAAGCTCTTAATGCACGCTCTTGGTAATGGTAAACCAGAGTTTGAACATTTTATAAACTGGTTAGCTTACATTTATCAAAACAAACGTAAAACAATGACGGCTTGGATATTTACAGGAGTACCTGGTACTGGTAAAGGTTTGTTCGTGCATAGAGTCCTGAAGCGTCTCTTCGGCGAAGCACAAGCACCAATGAGAGCTTTAGAAAATATTGAAGAACAATTCAATCTTTATATGAGAACTGCATTGTTTCTTGTAGTAGACGAGTTTCGTATGGCAGATTCAGGTTCTGTAGGTAAAATGGCTGATAAGTTAAAACACCAAATAACAGAACCAAACCTAACGATTAGGGCTATGCGTACCAACCAGATAGAGCTGCCTTCATACACGAACTTTATATTTCTTACTAACAGAGCAGACGCTGTCAAAATAGAAGATTCAGACAGACGTTATAATGTTGCTCCACGTCAAGAAGAAAAACTAGAAGTCGTGCATCCAGAGCTCCTGGATAATCTGTCCGTGTTAGAAAAAGAACTTTACATCGTGGCCGGTGTACTCCAGAAGTTCCAGGTAGATGCACGTATGGCTCATACTGCACTAGAAAACGATGCTAAGAAAGAAATGAAAGAAGTATCTATGTCGGTCATCGAAGAAGCAGCACATGCGATACGTACACGAAACCTAGAATATTTTACAGATGTTTTAGACATTCCACTTACAAATACTTTTGACGCCGGTGGAATTAGCACGGCACAAAGAGATTGGGTTGCTACATTAGGAGAAGAAGTTGTTATACCACTAGCACATTTTAAAGTTGTGTATGACGCACTTACAGACAGTCGTAACACACTGTCGCAAAGAGAGTTTTCTAAACGAATGTCTAGATTAAATATAAAAACAGCAAGAAAGCGTGTTAGTAAAGACCGTGCAGCTGGCATACCCCGTGGGGTTGTATTGACATGGAAATTAGACAATAATATTCGTGAACAGCTAGTAAAGGAGCATTTCGACGAACGGGATTTAGAGCTACTAAATGGAGAAACTAACACAACCCAATCGTCCAGACCTAATCTCAACGGTTGAGGTCACGGAGGACTTAGAACTGGGAGATATTCCAGCTTGGTCTTATTCAGCTTTAAAAACATTTGAAAGCTGTGCGTATCGTTCTTACATAGCTAAAGTAAAACGTATACCTGAAGACTTTGGTCCAGCCGCAGCTCGTGGCACAACAATACATGAAGAGGCAGAAAAGTACGTGAACGGACAACTTGCAGAATTACCTGAGTCATTAAATAAATTTACTAGTAAATTCAAACAACTACGTGAGTTATTTGCTGATGCAAAAGTAGAACTTGAAGGTGATTGGGGTTTTACACGTTCATGGGAAACGTGCGACTGGATGGCCCCTGATGTATGGGCACGTATAAAACTAGATGCATTCGTACATGAAGATGACACTTCAGCACGAGTTATCGATTATAAAACAGGCAAACAAATAGGTAATGAAATCGCACACAGTCAACAAGCACTTATATATGCTATTGGTAGTTTTTTTAGATATCCATTACTACAGTTTGTCAAAACAGAAATATGGTATTTGGACCATGGTACTACATCCGAACAAACTTACACACGGGATGAAGCCATGGTCTTTATGCCAAAGTTACATGAGAGAGCCATTAACATGACTACTGCTACAGAGTTCCCACCGAACCCTAGTCAGTACAATTGTAAATGGTGCACTTATGCAAAAGGTTTAGACCCACATTGCAGTTGGGCTATAACCTGATATAATAACCATATAAAGTACTCAAACAAATAACACCGAGCACTTTAACAACGGAGAACGAAAGATGAATGATATACCTGAGCCTTATGCTCATCAAACTGAAACTACAAACTTCATTGTAGATAATCCAAAATGTATGATTACGTCTGACCCAGGCACTGGTAAAACACGTGCATGTCTAGATGCACATGTTATACTTGGAGGTAAGACATTAGTCTTGGCCCCACTTTCTATATTGGAAGCGGCCTGGGTTGAGGACATTAAGAAGTTTCAACCCAACATAAAGTATGGAGTAGCATATGCCAAAAACAGAGAAAAAATCTTCAAAGATGAAAGTCTCGAAATGGTCATTACTAATTTCGAAGCTGTCAACTTTTTACAAAAAAATACACAGTTCCTTGAAGAGTTCGATACACTCATTATTGATGAGTTCACCGCTTTCAAAAATAGAACTACTAAAAGGTCCAAAAATCTCAGAAAACTTATCTCATATTTTACTAATAGGATTGCCATGTCTGGTACTCCTAATAGTAATACTATTCTAGATATTTGGCACCCAGCACTCCTCATCGATGATGGAGAGAGATTAGGTACGCGTTTCTTTGCGTATCGTAATCAAGTATGCACTCCACGATTCAATGGTTTTGCTAATGAGTGGATTGATAAACCTGGTATAGAAGAAACAGTTGCAGATAAACTTTCTGATATATCTATTAGATTTGCACTATCCGACTGTATAGATTTACCTGACAACGTTACACGAACCGTCAATACAAAACTTACACCAGCGGTGCAGCGTATGTACGATACACTAGCTAATGATTCTGTTTTGTATACAAAATCTGGCACAGTAAACGCTATACACGCAGGTTCTCGTGTCAAAAAGCTTTTGCAGCTAGTTACGGGTGCCGTGTACGATGACGACAGTCTAGTCCAGTTCATACACCAAGAACGGTATGACATAGTTATGACACTTATATCTCAACGAAAACACTCTCTAGTAGCATTCAACTGGCGACACGAAAAAGATGCACTAGTAGAATTAGCTAACAAAGAGGGTATATCGTACGAAGTTATAGATGGGACTGTTCCAGCTGAACGGAGAAAAGATATCGTGCAAAGGTTCCAGGCAGGTCAGATACGTACGTTGTTTTGCCATCCACAGTCAGCATCACACGGACTTACTCTTACTAAGGCAACCACTATTATATGGTGTTCGCCCACTTATAACGCAGAACATTTTCAACAATTTAATCAGCGTATACATAGACCTGGACAAACAGAAAAGACCGAAACCATTCTTATACAAGCCAAGAAAACTTGGGAGCCTGAGGTGTATAAGAAACTAAATACTAAACTTGGGCGAATGGAAAACTTATTACATATATTAAAGGAGATATCATGAAAAAATTAGACAGTTTATTAGCTGAATACAGCAACGTACGTAACGGCATAAAAGCCTTACAAGCACGAGAGAAAGAACTAAACACTTCTAAGCGAGAGCTAGAAGCCCAAATATCCATTAGAATGCAAGAGCAAGGGCTCGATAAAATTTCTGATGGTAACTGTACAGTCTCACTTAAAAATGAGATTGTCCCTACTGTAGAAGATTGGGACACATTGCAAGAGCATATAGCTAAAACTAATCAGTTTGAACTTATGCACAAGCGTGTTTCAGCTACTGCTTATAGGGAAGCTGTTGCAGCAGGTATGGATGTACCTGGTGTCAAAAGCACGGAGTTGACTCGTATAAATTACAGGTCAACATAATTAACTTTATCGATGAAATAAGGAGTAATAACCATGAACGATATAAGTATTGTAACGAGCAAAGTACCAGCTCATGTAAAAAATGGTACACGACTAGGTAATGAGAATGTTACATCTGAACATCTCTCAGTGCCACGCGTAAAGCAACTTCAGAAGATGTCTAATGAAGTTGATAAGCAACATCCAGATTATATGGAAGGAGCCGAGGTCGGTGATTTCATAAATACTGTGACTGGTGAAAACTATGGTCAGGAGCTGTATGTTGTTAACGTGCACTTCAAAGAAGAATATGTTCTTTGGGTGAAAAGAGATAAAGGAGGAGGTCTAGTTGGAAGCTTTGCATCTAGCTCAGACGCCGTAGATTATCTTGAAGCCGAAGGTAAGACAGTGGAAGACCACGAAATTATCCAAACTCAGACTCATACTCTATTAAGAGTTGATGAAAAGACTGGTGACATTTCTGACATTCCATTCTTATTTGACTGTGCATCTTCTAAGCTACGTGTATCCAGAGAATGGAATACTCAGATAGCGAAGTTCGGTGGGGACCGTTTTTCCTCTCTATGGAAAATGGCATCTATTTCTACTTCAAATAGAAAAGGCCAAGCTTTTATGAATATAGAAGTTAGCCGTGTCGATTTCTTAAAGGATGAAGCGTATGAAACCGTTAAAAAGTTTTATACTGTTTCTTTCGGAGATAAACTAGCTAACTAATTAGCTTTTCGTGCAATCGGCGTGCGACACAAACTGTCGTATGCCCGATTGTATGGTATACTCATTCTGTGCGAGAAAAGGATTTCATAGCAAAAGTACACAAACACCTTCCTAAGTACATCTATTCGTGGAAGATAAACGACCCTTACCACGGTGGCGTACCAGACGCTTTCTATTCTGGTAAATATCAACATTGTTTTATTGAATATAAATACCTAGAGGTATTACCCAAGAAAGATAACTCTTTTGTAAAAATTAAATTGTCTGCTCAACAAAAGGCATGCCTGCGATTGCACGCAAAAAACAATATAAATGCGTACGTGGTAATTGCTTCTGGAGATTTAGTGTACATAACAGAAAACTTTGATTTAGAAAAAATCACTTTGAAAGAATTTACCAATGGTTCTATATCTTTTGTACAATATATAGATAACCTAACTACTTTTTGTTTAGGAGGAGCTAACTTATGATTGATGTATTATGTTTAACATTAGGTGGGCTAGTGCTATTTGGCATGTGGCTACCTGACCCAGAGGACTTTTTATGAGACATTCAACTATGATGGCTATTGGGTACACGGGCTCTTTAGTTTGTATCTATGTTATCTTTTTACTAAGTAATAATGGTGCATGCCTGCCATGAGTAACCCAGAACCTTTTGTATACAACTGTACTTTAGACAGAGTCATAGACGGAGATACAATCGACGTTAACATAGACTTAGGTTTTGACGTATGGTTAAACAAACAAAGAGTACGACTTAGCGGTATAGATACGCCCGAATCTAGGACTAGAGATTTAGCAGAAAAAAAGTTAGGGCTTGCAGCTAAAGACAGGTTAGTAGAACTATGCGGGCCTGCCCTTAAAATAAAATCTTTAGGCAAAGGTAAGTATGGACGCATAATCGGAATACCTTACACCCAGGATGGGAAAGACATTTGTAAATTACTGATTGACGAGGGTCATGCAGTAGAATATCACGGAGGAAAGAAAACCAAAGTATGGGGCGATTATTAAAAGAACCAGATTTAGTTAACTCACCACCACATTACAATAGCGGCAACATAGAGTGCATTGATGCTATTGAAGAAAGTATGACACCCGAAGCCTTCAAAGGTTATCTTAAAGGTAACATACAAAAATATATTTGGCGGTATGAACTAAAAAAAGGGGTGCAAGACTTAAAAAAAGCAGAATGGTACCTAAATAGACTGATAAAAACGCTTGAAAAAGACAAAACCTCGTTAGACGAACGTAGAGACCCGCTAAGCAAAAGTTAGTCTTTTTAGACTAATACCATTCGGTACCTTAACAAAATGCGTTACAGGTCATTCTGTGAGGTCATTTTTTGCCAGCTTTGCGATTTCGGGGGAAAGAACGGTTTTTTGATTTATTTCTTACAGATAAGTTAGATGTTTTACTATTCATAGGATTTCCGTCTTTATGATGTACATCTTTACCGTCACCTTTTTTTACTTTGCCCTTTTTTTCTAACATACGACGTGCTTTGTTTCTCATAGCACGTCTTTTTATTTGGGCCGGTTTACCTTGGTAGTTGTCGTACTCTCGTCTGTAGTTTCTAGCCATTACCCTTGAAGTGGGTTTTTATCTAAATCTTTTAAATCTTCTTTAACTTCTGAGACAGTTTCTTTTAAGTCTGATAAAGATACTTTTATACCAGCTATGTCAGACTTTATTTCTGCTACATCTGGAACTTGTATTTTATCTATTTCTTTTTCTAAAAACTCTACAGATGTTTCTATGGATGCAAAACGTTCTTCAATTATTTTCATCTCATCCATATTCTCATCTACTCCACCTATCTTAGCTTCAAGATTTTCTAACCTGTTTACGTACTGGGCCCCTGTATACCCAAAGCCAGCTAAGGTTGACACTATACCCACTAATGCAATTATTTGTGTAGTTTTATTCTCTAACCAATTCATATGCACCTCCATTTAAATTTGGCTGTAGGTCCCTTAATTTTTGCAGAGTTTCTAAATTTTGCCCTGCCATTTTATAGAACCCTTCTATATTATCCACTAAAATGTTGTTTTCATAAATAGTTTTAGGTACATACCAATTAGTTGTATCTGTTAAGGTTACGCCATAGTACACAACAAAGTTTGGGTTGTACCCCATGTACGCTACTAAAGTAGCTTCATCTCCATACTCTCCTGTTTCTTCTTGTTCAGCTGTTATGTCGGCTTGGGCATT